TTATCAAATTGTTGCAGTGTCATATTGCCACCTTGCAATTGTCCTAACTGTATAGGAGCAAGTGTAAAGGTTTGTTGTGTTGGTAGAATTTGTTGAACAATATGATTAGTTGCATTGAATCCAAATGTGGCAACATCTGCGATACCAGCATATATTGGACCTGTAGAATCGGCAATACCCGGAGGCATAATCAAATAATCAGGTTCAGCTATACTAATAATCTGAACTTCACCAGCAACATACATTCCTGCAGGGTGCACGAATAATTTATATATGTCTCTCCATGTATCTATAGGTAATGTAGACTTAATTAGCAAAGCATACTTCTGATATAATTTATCATCAGTCAAATATCTTTGTTCTTCTGGACCGATTCGTGATGCTGATATAGTAATCTCAGGAGCATACGGAGTAATACCGGCATTATGATTTTCTTTTTCTTTCTCTAAATCATGTACATTACCAACAATAAAAACATTTTCTTTAGTATGTTTTACTTCTACAAATGAATTATAGAATACACGAAAGAATTGTTCGATACTATATTTCGTACCTTTTGATTTATATAGAGTACTTGAATAGTCTGCGGCTTCTCTTTTATTTCTAAATCCTTCAAAATATTGTTGACCTAATAATAATTCGTCTTCTATAAAAGATAACAGGTCTATATCGACCTGTGTAATATCACGATTTAAAAATAATTCATCTATAAGTTTTGTTGGCGATACATCACTATCTGCATAATCATAATACGCTTCAAGGAAAGATGCAAATTTTGGATATTCTGCCTGAAAATACTCAGGTAAAATACCACTAACTTGCTTTTTATCTTGAACCGATATAGCTCGTCGATTAATATCGCGTAATGTTTTATCTAGTGACATATTAGCTCGTTGTAACTACTGTTGCTTGTACGAATGATGGTCCATCATCATATACAACAATTTGGTTTTGACCAGGTGAAGATACAGATGCATTTGCTGCATCGCCTGATATTTTAATAAAGTTATTACCACCTATAATACTGTCTACTCTAATACCTACTAGTTTTACAAGACCGGTAGATGGCTCATATTCTCCTATATTATCTACATAAACTGTATCAGTTGCAGTTGCATGCAATTGTAATTTATATTCATCTAATTTATTTCTTATTTCTACACGAGTGCCATTTACAAAAAATGGTGTAGATTTTATAACAGCTCTTTCATCATTAGGTTCTGCAAGTGGAGAAGCATATCGAAGTTCAGCTGATTCAGTAGTACCAATAAATGGTACAAATCTCTTTTGTAATTTTAAATCTGCACGTGAAGATAAAACAGATGGATCTACATCATCAACAAGTGCTAACATATTTGATCTGCGAAATGACTGATCAAATAATCCTGTATTGTCAGCAAAATATTGTGTAACTACATCATCAACACGATTCTGAATCTCTTGAACAGATGATGATGTAAACTTAGGATTAAATTGGAATCTAACTTCTGTTTCTAAGAATGTAATATCAGGATCTTGAAACTTAATATCGAATGTAATAACCTGCAGTTGTTTTCCTAATGCAATTATATCACCTTTTGTTTTATCAATTGTTGCCTGTGTTACGTCATCTTTGAATACAACTGATAAGAATACAACGCCATATTCTTTACGTACAGCATCTTCACCGCCATATGCTTGAATATCTTTTATAAGATAACCAAAGTTACGTTTTACAAGTGTTGCATAATCTACTGCTGTAACCATACGGTTTTGAGATGCATAAGAGAATGGTGCATTTTTACGAATAGATTCTAATGTTTCAACATCAGATCCAGAAACTGATTTAGTAACAGTAGTTACTGATAATGTAAATGATACATTACCGCTAGCTGATGGTACGCTAATTTGATTAACTGGAGTAAATGTTGTAGCTCCATTTGCAACAGGGCCGTTAGTAGAAAGATATTCTACAACTATTCTATTGCCTGCTTGAGGGGCTTTACCTAATGTATAACCATCACCAAATGATAATTCATAAAAGCCATTAGGTGTTTCACGTAAGATATAAACTTTAGACTGATCATCAATAGTATCTGCTTCTTTTAAATCAGTATATGTAGCAAATGTTGTAGTAGTTAGATCATCAAATACACTTACGAATGCAGTTGTCGTATCGATATTTTTATCAGGTATTACATATGTAGTGTCAATAGAATTTTCACTGACAATAAACGTTTTAGTAGTATTAGTACCTTCTTTTAATGTGATAGCTTCCTGATCTAAATTATCTTTAAATACATATAAACCACTACCATTATCTTGAGCATTAATAGTTCCTATTGTTTCGAATGTATATACTATATCATCTACTGTTGTTGTAAATTTTGTTCCGCGTGGTAATGATAAAAATGATGGACGACCTGCAAGATTACCTGTATTAATAGATATATTAACTGTAGCTGATGATGCTGCTTTAGATGCAGGCATATAACCGATAGCTTCTGCTAATGATACAACAGATGATCTTAATTGAGCTGTAGTTAAATAAGATTCGTTTAATGCCATATTTGCAATTAGTGCATTATAATGTGTATTATATGCTAGTACATCAAGAAGATTAGATAAGCCTGAACCTTCATAGTTATAGTCTGCAAACTCTGTATTATTTTTTAATTCAAGTTTTAGATTGTTTTTAATTGTGTCAAAATCTAAATCTGTAGATCTAATTGTAGTTACCATTTATCTTAACCTCGATACACTAGTTTCTAGTTCAACAACTTCGCCTGTCGACAAAACTCTAAATGTGACCTTAACTCTTAAAGAATTAGCATCAGGATTATCATAGCATTCTATATCTAATACTCTTGCCCTAGGTTCAAATTTATTTATTGAGCTTGCAATTTCTTCCTTTACTGTATATTTTCCTATACCAGTAGAAAGTTCAAATAACATTCCAGTGATATTAGCACCAAAATCCATATTGAATGGTTTTTCACCTGGATTAGTAGAAACTATATTTTTTACGGATTGCTTAACTGCAGCCGCTTCTAATTTTTTATAGATGTCTCCGCTAGGTTTTTTATCAAATGACAAATGTATATCAGAATACTTTTTTTGTCTCGATGTAAGTATCGAGCTTTGTAAGTTTCCGTCTTCTATAGATAATTGTCTTGCCATCTTAAACCTTTTTCATCTATTTATATCTCTATTTCGACTAAAGCATCATTAGATTGCACGTTATTATTAAATAGAGTTTGTACATTACGTGCAAATTTAATATTACTATAAGATGTTATATTAGGAACTTCAATTATTATTTGTACATTAAGTTCTCCATTAGGATCATATGTATCGTAATCTAATGTGAGTTTATCAAATGTTCCTGCATCACTCCATATTTTAGCCAATTCAAATGTGGCTTCTTTATCTACTTTACCTTTTTGATCTCTTAATTCAAAGACCACTGCACGGCCTTTAGATCTCATATCAAGAGTACTGTTTGCAGTGAGTACTTCAGTTTGTCTTTTTTCTAATGAACCTATGCCATATTTTTCTGGTGCATAATAGCCTTCAACAACTATCAATGAATGGTTTTCTAATTCTGTAGGATGATGATTACTATTAGAAATTAATTTCATTAATTCACTTATTACAAAATAGTTTTTAGCTATTTGCTGTTTATCAGCATTTGATAACTTGTTAAATTCTCCATGATCATCAAAGCCCACGAACTTACCTACAGATGTATCATGATTAATTAATGTTTTTTGAGTAATTATGCCAGACATATTGTTTTTAAATCTTGCTTCAGGTGCTATATTAAACTTAACTTTTAATTGCGGTGGTTTATATTTTTGCACAATAGCTAATTGTTCAACTTGACCCATAGTATTGAGACCTCTTCTCTCTTGAGGCTGATTAGTCAAAACTATAGAACCATATGATGATGGCACGTTATTTGCATAATTTGCATTCAATACACCAGAAGCAATTTGATATGCTGTCCATTCACTAAAGTCTCTATTATTCTTATCTCTCATCTTAGCACGAACTT